TTAAAATTCCACATCGGCCAGATCTTGGCTGACGTCATCAAGATCGAGGTGCTCGTAAATTTTTGTTGTGTTGACGCTGCTATGACGAGCGGCTTTTTGAGCCAAGAAGATGTTTTTTGTCTCTTTCAGGATCCTGGTCACATAGGTATGCCGCATGATATGGACAGGAGAACTTTTCCCTTTCAGTCCCGCTTTTACTAATGCCCGCCTGAACATCCTCGAGATTGCATCCACATGATATGGCGCAATCCTCTCCCCTGGTTCCATCTGCGGTACTCCCCATTCAGAAAGGATTTTATACAGCTCCGGATGAAGCGGAAACGGGACATTAAGTTCACGGTTTTTCGTTGCCGGAATATTGATCAAGCGGCGCTCAAAATCGATATCTCCTCTTGTCAGCCGAACTATCTCCGATCGCCTTAGTCCCGTAAAGCGCAATACCTGGAAGACCAATCTGATTCGGGTCTTTGGCAGCGCCTCGTAATAGGCTTGGAGTTCCTTCCGATTTAAAGCCTGCCTATTGCTGGGAGAAGCCGGCAAAAAATCCACTTTGTCAAAAATGTTTTGGTGCATGATCTCCTTTTTAAATGCCCAATTAAAAACAACCCTCAGGTTGATCAGCTCTTTGTTTACTCCCCGGCGAATTCTTTGTACTCGCTCTTGATCAAGCGCTCTCAGCTCTTCGGAAGCATTTAGTCTTTTTTCCAAAAGCCAATCACGATACTGATGGAGTGAATTATGGTCGATCTGAGAGATCGGGGTTTCACCGTCGGCGAACTCCAGAAATGATCTCAGTGCGAAAAGATTCCGGCGGAGGTCGATTTCATTGCGGCGTGTCTGCTTGTAGTGTTCGATGAATAGCGTAAGGGTCAACGAGGTAGGTAAAGACTTTGGCGGAGTTGAGGCTGCATCAAGCTCACGTGCTTTCTGCCTGACCTCAGTAGGTGAAAAACCGGGATGTAGATAAAGACTGAATCGTTTTCCTTTTTTGCGATAATGGATTTGGTGAGCGGTCCCTGATTTCAGCTTTATTTTTTGGATATAGGCCGTAGCAATTCACCTCCTGCTACAAATATTTAAAAATATCGGCCGAAACGTATAGTACTTGATGGAATATCAGTCTTTTGTTTTATTTCCCTCTGATAGCATTAAAAGCTCTGATTCGAGGCTGTCTATTTTTGACTGGATCATCTTCGCGTTTTATCCAAACGATAGAGAGGACGAAAGCAAAAGGGCGAATATAATATTTCCGATTCTCATCTCAATCGAGCCTGCAGGGTTTTAGTATTTTGAAAGATTCATTTTCTTCGTGTATGTGGTTTTACCCATACTCTTTTTCCATTTTTTGTTGTCCGATAATGGCCTTTGACATGAACAGAACCATTACTTGGGGAGGGTGGCGAATAACTGTTTGTACTTGTTTTTTTGGATATTGCCCATTTATAACAGTATTCGCATGGGTCTCCATCTCCATCAGCATCAAGCTCAGACAGTGCTTCAGGGCTAGCGCGAAATGCTGCAAGCGCATCGCTGCGGGATGAGAAGTCGCTGCATTTTGCTCTTTCGTAGGATATTCTTTTAAGGGTCTGATCGGAAGGATGAATGACCGGTGAATACCGTTTTGGTCGTGCTGATTTTTTCTTTAGGAAATACTTAGGGCCAGATTCAGCTTTAATTTGATAAAATTTCTCATTTTTAGAGATAATCTGATAGCGCTCGTGCTGCCCCAGGATAACCGATTCAGCTAAAGGTTCTATTGATTCATATGCGATAACCGATCCGGGCTGTTCGACAATATACCACTGCTCTCCTGGCATAATTCCTTTATTTGTCGCGCATCCGGAGAGAATTGAAACTAACAGGACTACAAAACTCTTTTTCATCGCCCCACCTCCTCAATTCACCTCCACAATTTCGATTTTTTTTCGCTGTTGTGAAAATATTACCGCACTTCTTGTAGCCTCTAAGAAGATATCCCACCCCATCATTATGAAAAGCCGTTTATCGGTCTCATTCAATTTTCTAAAGAGTTCGAGCGCTCTCTCCTCTTTCTCCCCAATTCCGCCATCCTGCATATGCTCTCCAATAAATCAATTGCTGCATCCTTGCTTGCATCATCCAGTTGACGGAACATGTTCAGGAATTCCCGCTCCTCTTCTGTAAAATTGTCATTCTCCAGCTTTGGCGCCTTGACGAAGGTCACAGAATCGCCAGATATCACGAAAGTCCGCCCGGTAGCCTCGGCAATCTTGCGCATTGTTGCGCGCTGTGCGAAACCTCTTTTACCTTCCATGATGGAATAGAGAGTATCGCGAGAGATTCCCGTTTTCGCAGCCAATTCGACTACACTGAGACCATCTTCGTCAAGAATCTCTTTTAACTGGCGTCCCAATTCTTCAGCATTTATTTTCATAAGACAATATAGGACAGAATTGAGCACGAAAAAAGTACGGTTAAAAAGTTTTTTTACTTGACAATGTCCAGTAGAATAGCTATTATTATACTGTAACAGGACAATACAGGACAATTGACGTATAGGAGGAATAAATGCTCCTGAATGAAAAGGCGAAAGAGAGAATTAGGGAATCCGGTATCAAACAGCGATTTCTTGCTGATAAACTCGGGATTCACGAAGTCTCTTTCACGAACATTCTACTTGGCCGTACACACGTCTCCGAAGAATTGGTAAATCGTATCGCCTATGAGCTGCACTTGGATCCAGATGAGATTGTACAAATCCGTCAAGTTGAAGCGTAACGCGGTATTGTTATAAATAAAATCTCCGGTCTGCCTATCCGCCAAGATTGATCAGACCGGAGCCGTCAGCAACACATCGAATTGGAGCACGGAAACCAGGAATCTTCCAGGCCCTTTTCCTTTGTGCGGCTTTCTATTTCAATATACGAATCGGGCGCCAAAGGGTCAATGATTTCAGATGGTATTTTTTACCGCATCGGAGCCAGGCAATGAATGCTAAACCATACGCCAGAGAGGTTGGGCGGATGTGGAGAGAAGAAACGCAACTGATCAAGGTCAGCCTGGAGCGCATGCTGCGCCGGAACACCATATCCAAGCTGACCGTGGTGGCCGACCAAATCGGCATGAACCACGACGAGTTCCGCAACAAGGTATCTATTAATCCGAGGACACCGCTGCAGTGGGCTGAGAGGATAGCGATCGAGCACTTTATATCGATTGTTGACCCCGAGGTCTACCAGCAGTACCTCCGGGAATTCCACCTGATGGATGCGATCACGTTTGAAGGAGGTGAGGAATGGATCCGGTAAGGACTAGCGACTGGGACACTCTGGTGGACGCCTGGAAGAAGATGTTCGGCGACAAGGACCTTGTGACCAAGGTAGAAGCTGCCAGGTTCTTGTCTTGGAGCACCCGAACCGTGGACCGCAGGATCGAGGCTGGTCTAATCCGGCCTATGCTGATCAAGGGATCCGGAAAATTCAAGAAGAGGGGTCCCAAAGTGCGGGAGAGCATCCGGGAGTACGAGGTGCGCATCCCGAAGGGCGAAATCCTAAAACAGTTCATTCTACTCGATGAGCTGGGGAGATGCGATGATGGGCAAGGAAAAAGACATTTTGCGTTGCGCCAACTGCGGCGGGGAGCTTGAAATGCACCCCCTGTTGAGAGATACCCGGGTGTGCCGTCAATGCGAGATCGAGTATGATCGCAACAATCAACGCATCGATTGGGAGTCTCTCAGCCGCCATTGGGACAATGTGGCTCAAGGACATTTGCATTTATAGGGGTGGAGGTGATTATGGGAAGAATATCACTCACGGGAGTGCAGGTACAGCGGATTGCCAACCTGCAAGATCAGGGATACAAAGTCAAGGATATCGCTCTTGATGTCGGGCTGAGCCCCAAGTTTGTCGGCCGGCTTCTGCGGAACACTGTTTTCGTCAGCCATTACTGTCCGACAACCTTGTATCGCTCAGAACGTCAGCCTCATCCGGATCAGCATCCTTGCATGCTGGAAAAGACTCTGTGGCCCCTATGCGCTCACGGGAAGCACTGCTATCTATCTTCAAGATGTGAAGCCTGGGCAAATTTTCTACAGGAAAGGAGTGCGGTATGTGGCCTTTAATCGGATTGGGCTTGGCCGTCGTTGGGTTGGCCCTGGCTCTCTGCAGAGTGGCGTCAAGAACTGACCGGCTGGAGGAGCGCAGGTATGAGCACCAGCGAGTTTTTTAAATTGGTCCTGATCACCGCCTTTTGGACGATCATGGTACTTTTGCTGTGTGAAGCGCCGCCGGAGAAGCGTTCCCAGATGCTCCCCGCGGCTTACAGTATGGAGGTTCAAGATGGAATACGTTAAAACAACTGAAATGACCCGTGAGGAATGGGTCGCCCAACGGCGGTCGTACCTCGGCGCGTCAGAAACAGCGGCAATCCTGGGATTTGACAAGTACCGGACCCCCCTGGATGTCTATCTCGAAAAGCGCGGCGAATCCGAGCCCGAGCCCGCCGGTCAGAGAGCGGAAGCCGGCCTGAGAGCCGAGCAGATGATCGCCGACTGGATCGCTGAGCTTTACAGCCTCAAAATCCAGCGTGACAACAAAATCCGCATTCACCCCGCCCTGAATTACTGGCGCTGCAATCTGGACCGCATTATTGTCGGTCAGCCGAACGGCACAGCAGTGCTGGAGCTCAAAACCACTTCCCTTGAAAACCTGAAAAACTGGAACCCGACCGCCGAGGATCTGAACCCTACATTTGTCCACCATTGGGTCCAGGTCCAGAGCCAGCTGGCGGTCACCGGCTACAAGTGGGCTGCGATCGGCGTCATGCCGGCGGACAGCTTTAGAGGTTTCGGTCAGCCGGAGCTGATCCCGATTCAGCCGGACCAGGAATTCATTGCCATGATGGCCAGACGAGTCAAGGCGTTTTGGGAGGAGCACGTTCTTGCCGGTATCCCGCCTGATCCGGTCACCGCAGACGACCTGAAAATCCTCTACCCCCGGAGTCAGCCCAAAATCCTGGAAGTGGATGAGACCACCCGCAACCTGGTCCTCAAAATCGCCCGGATGCGAGCCGCAAAAAAGAAAATCGAGGAGCGGCTCGAACCCATTGAGCTTTCCCTTAAGCTGCTCTTGACGGACTACGAAGCGGCCAGCTGCAACGGCGAGACAATCTGCACTTACAAAAGCTCCAAAGACAAGGAGACGTTTGACGAGGAACGGTTCAGGGCAATTCACCCCCAGGAAGCCCGGGAGTGGGTCAAGACGGTGATTGATGCCGAGTACATCAAATCCGCGCATCCGGACCTCTACAAAGAGTGCCTGGATGTGAAACCGGGGAGCAGGTCCCTGCTTCTCAAAATTAAGCTGTGAAAGAAACGGAGGCCTATTATGGGAATGGCTGAGCAACTGAAAGACAAAATGGAACCCGGCCGGGACAAGCCGGGTCCTCAGGAACCCGCCAAAAAGGAGAAAAAGGATCGGGAGAAAAACCAGATCCCTGTGACCATGGCTGGCATGGATTCTCTGAAAATCGAGGGTATCCTGCAACTCTACAAACCGATGCTTGCTAACGTTTTGATGGGAGCCATTCCGCCTGAGCGGATGATTCAGATTTCCACCCGGATCATCGCAGACAACGACAATCTGAAAGCGTGCAGCACGCGGAGTATCATCGGAGCCGTCCTCTCCGCCGCCCTTATCCGGCTGGACCCCACCCCTGAGCTCGGGCTGGTGAGCTTTATCCCCAGGAAAGGGAAGTGCTGCTTCGACATCGGTTATCAGGGCTGGGTCGCCCTCATTTTACGCAACCCGATGGTCAGCCACATCTACGCCTACACGGTCCGGGAGGGCGACCGGTTCGAGGTCCAGCTTGGGCTGCAACCGAACATCATTCACGTACCGAACCTCGACAAACCGGGGGAGCTGAAATACGTCTACGCGGTGGCGCACCTGAGCAATGGCCAGACACTTTTCCGCTATCTGAACAAGGCCCAGGTCGAAGCTCGCCGGGACCGGAGCGAGGCCAAAGACAGCAAATTCTCACCCTGGAACCATCCGGTGCTGGTCGAGGAGATGTGGGCAAAGACAGCCCTGAAAGTGATCCGCAAATTCATTCCGGTCGATCCTGAGAGCAAGATTTCCACCGCTTTGGCCGTGGACGAGCGGAGCATTAATCCGGATTCAATCGACATCGAGGCCAAAACTGTGAAAGGCCAAGGGCCGGTCGAGGATGCGGACTTTACCGATGTCACCCAGGGGAACGGCAACGGCGACAAGAACCACGGAGCTGGAGCCCCTGCCAACGGTCAACCCTCTGGATCAGCGGAGAAAGCCGACGGCGATCCCGGCAAACCCGAACCTGACGAGCGCTATTTGAAGGCCCTGCAGGTTCACCGCCAGAAGATCATCGAGCTCAAGGGCGAGCAGTTCTGGAACAATCTTCCTGGCCAGTTTGATCTGGAGAGCTTCGAGGAAGTCCCGAGCGCAGATCAGGAACAGACGCTAATGGACCTCGCAAAGATCACCAATGAAGCGCTCAAGACCAAACAGCGGAATCAAACGGGTGAACAGGGGAGCATTCTCTGATGGCGACTTTGCTTAAAGTGGAAACCAGGGAAGGGCACCGGCGCCTTTGTTCGTCCAAGTGCTACGGTGCCCACGGTGATAAATGCACCTGCATTTGTGGGGGAATGAACCACGGCGTTGGTGCATTACGGGCGTCGCAGAACACCCAGGCGCTTCCTCAGGAATGGGTCGCCCAGGTCAAAACCAAGGTCAACCGCAGTGAGGCCCTGAGGCTTCAGGCCCAGGCGGATCAGCTGACCTTGCAACTTTACTAACTCAGGAGCCCGCCGGGATCTATAATTAACAGCCCGCCCGCTGCTGGTCTTGGCGGGCTCCAATTTTCTGGAGGTGTAAAATGAAGATCTTTCGTTATCTCGCATTTGCCCTGGTCCTTGAATTTTCAGCCCTGGCTGGTGCAAAGGATCTCGTTCCTGTCGATACGACAGCCCCCAAGATCCCGACCATCACAGAGGTCCAGAAGAGCGATATTGGCATCGCCCGGTTCTTTGGTTCGGTGGCTATCTTTTACACGACCGACCAGCCGGCGACGACTTTTCTGTTTGTGGCGGTCACCGATAGCGATTCCGGCCGCAAGTCCATCGAGCAGCCCTACTGGTCTGTATCTCGAGACACCATGATGGCGACGCTGTTCATTCCAGACAGCACCATCGACAAAGCGGTCAAGGTGCAGACTTATATTGCTTCCCGGTGGGCGGATAAAAGTGTCACCATCTATGAGACGACCAGGGAGCTTGTGGACATCACAGACCTGGTCGCCGGAGCAAAATGAGGTTTTACGCTGAGTGAGGTGCAAAATGAAAACCATAACCGAAAACGGGCCATACGTCCAGGATTGCAGATGCGGCGTGATCGCTCTTCTGCTGATGCTCCCGATCCTGACACACAACGGCTTTTCGATTGAAAAGGCCGTGCATGATTATCAGGCCAATCACGCCCAGCATTTCAAATGTCCCTATGCTGGCAAGCGAGGATCCTGTTCCCAGCTTCTGCTGGAAAAGGGACCGGCGGCTGTGATCAAGAAGTGTGCAGCTCTAAGATTGGCTCAGAAATAGGAGTGCATTATGTTCCTGACCGAAAAGCATAGAGCTGAGATGGCGCGAATTGACACGGCTTTGCTGGAAATCGGATACGAGCTGCTCCGAAGGGCGGAGAGTGAAGAGGATAAGCGAGGAATCAACGCTATCCTGGGATCTTTAAAAGACAGGCATAAAAATGACGGGATACTGGATCAAACTTTATCATGAGATCCTCGACGATCCGAAAATGGCCACTATGTCGGACCATCTATGGCGTAGAACGATAGAGCTTTTTCTCGTTGCCGGGAAAGCCAACGCTGGTGGTAACATCCCCAATACGAAAGAAATAGCGTGGTATCTCAGGACAAACGAGGAAGCCCTGTTGGCAGATCTTGAAGCCATCGCTTCGTTGGGTATCATCTCAAAGACAGAAAGCGGCTGGGTAGTGAATAAGTTCAATATCCGGCAAGCTGCTTCGACTTCGACGGAGAGATCAAGAGAATGCAGAAAGAAAGAAAAGAGAGAGCAATATTACGGAGAATCTATAAGATGTGGAATTTATAAAATTCAATGCAAAAAAAGCGCAAGGGCTTATATCGGCTCCTCAATCGACATTGATAATAGAGTAAGAGTTCACTTTTATGAAGGGGAGACATTCGAAAATCATTGGATGCACGCAGACCTATTAAAATATGGTAAAAGTTCCTTTAACGTAGAAATATTAGAAATTGTCCAGAACGAAAAAGATCTGCCAGAAAGAGAAACATTTTGGATCAAGAGTTCTAATCAAAACGAGCTGTATAACTCTGAATTTATCGGAAAGAACCACCGGGACAGAAATGCAACACCAGAAAATAACAGCCGGAACGGTAATGCAACAGAGTCACAACCGGAGTGCAACGGAAGTGCAACGAATCGTTGCATAGATACAGATACAGAAACAGAAACAGAAACAGACCCAAAACATATAAGGGGGGGCCTGGAGCAAGAGCAGGAGCAAGAGCAGGACCGACCGATCTCGCTTATTGACCAGCCGTACATCCCTCTATTCCAGCAGATTGCGGGAGTATTCAACGAAGGGGATTTACCCCCTACATTCAAGAGAATCGACACGTTGAAGAAAGCCATGAAACTTAACAACATCGGCGGCTTTGACCGCATTCTGGAGGCGGCGAGAAATCTCGCCAACTCGTTATCCCCGCCGGGCATGAAGCGGTACGACTGGTTACTCCATGGATTTGCCTTTGAGGAGCACATCACGGAGTTTTTGACCAGTAAAAACAATGGCAAGCCAAAGCCAAGAAAATATGCGTCAGTACCTGAAGATTGGAGGCCCGAAGATGCAATTGCCAAAAATGCCCAATAACGAATACGCTGAGACAGTCGCGATAGGCTGTTTGCTTGAGGGATACGCTGCAGAAATGATCCTGGCTGAATTGGTGCCGGAAGATTTTTACGGGGCAGCGAATCGGATTATTTTCTCCACCTGCAGGGACATCGCTACAATTGGGGCGCCAATAGGATTATTCACCATTGTGGATCGTCTCCGAATCGATGGCAACCTTGAGAAAATTGGTGGGGAGTCTTACTTGACCCGGTGCGCCAGTCAGGTTGTCAGCACCACCCAGGCTGAGGGCGCGGTTTACAGCGTTCTTGAAGCGGCGCTTTTACGGAACGGCTATCTGGCGACCACCAAGGCAAGCAGAGAGTTCACTACCCCAGGGCAGAATGCGGCGGAGCTGATCGACGGGCTTCAGAGTGAGCTGCTGAAAATCACGGGCCGGAAAAAGGAAATCGCGGCAATAGAGGCCAGGGCCCTCATGGAAGCAGCGGTCAGTGATATCGAATCCTGCAAGGGGAGGCCTGGGATATCTGGTGTTACCACTGGTTTCAAACAGCTTGATTACTTCACGGCGGGGCTGCAAAAGGCCGAATTGATTATCCTGGCAGCTCGCCCGTCAATGGGAAAAACAAGTCTGATGCTGAACATCGCTCAAAACGCATCCCTGGCAGGTCGATATGTTTACATCTTTTCCCTGGAGATGAGCGCCAGGCAGATGGCTACGCGAATGATTTGCTCTGAAGCACTCGTTAATTCGCACCATGTCCGGACCGGCCGTTTCAACGATGAGGAGCATGACCGGCTTTTGGCAGCAGCGGAAAAACTGTCTCACTGCCAACTCAAAGTAAACGACAGCGCCAGCGACCTGGCTGAAATTGTCGGCATAGCGAAACGGGAAGCAGAGAATGGAAAGCTGGACCTTATCTGCATCGACTATCTGCAACTGATTAATACCCGGTTCGCAAAAGGAGAAACAAGGGACCGCGAAATTGGAACGATCACCCGCCAGCTGAAAGCACTGGCAAAAGAGCTGGATGTACCCGTTATGGTTTTATCCCAGCTAAGCCGTGTAAATGAAAATCAAAAAGCAAGGCGTCCAACGCTAAACGCCTTACGCGACTCAGGCAATATCGAGCAGGACGCTGACACGGTTATCTTCCTTCATTCCGATCAGTATTATGAACGGGAGAGTGCAGACTCGGAACAGCTCGATGAATGGGAAACCGATGTCATGATAGCCAAGCAGCGCAACGGTCCGACAATAGATATCCGGATGCTTTTCAGGCGTCAGTTTACCCGGTTTTATCCTATTGACAGCTTTCATGACAGTACGGCGGCGACAGCCTAGGCAACCGAATGGTATCAGAAATGACTGCTAAAAAGGTAACAGGAGGTGCAGCGATGGACGAATTTTTAGAACCAAAAGAGGAGACAAGGCAAAACATCTGTTCAGTCGTTTTTTGTGCTCGGATGGGTGTAGCAATTTATTCTCCGCTCTGTGACCTGATTATGACAGGCACAATGAGGATCTGCCAGCCGGATGAATTTACACGCCGGTTGAACGCTATGCGTGACCGGTGGAACATCCGGACCATGATAGTCCAGGCCTTTGGCGAAATCCCGCCGGTCGGACAAAAGACAATCGAAGCCGTTAAGGCTGTTTTCCATGACCATATCCTGGTCCACCGCGACCAATGGAATCCGATCCGGATGGGATTCAAAAAGCGCAAGACACTGGCAGAGGTTTACCTGGCGGATAAAATCAAGGAACTCGAACAAGTGGATGCACTTTTGATGGGGCACTGGATTTATGATATTTTACGCACGGCTGGAGTGCCCTTCCCTGCATCCTACCTGGATCAGTTAGCAAAAACGACCAGGAGATTTCCACGCCGGCAGGATCTGAGCCGGTTTCACGGTCGGGTTTTAGCTGAAGCCCTGCATCAAGGAATCAGGGAAATAGAAAACCCCGGTCCTTTACCTGGGTGGAATGTGAGGATATAATGAAAATGATTAGAAGCAGATTGGCGGAGTTTATAATCGGTTGCGGGGTGCTCTATGCCGCTTATCACGAGAGCCCTCGCACAACGACTGAAGCCCTTATCGCCATCCAGAGAAGCCACGGGGACAGGAAACTTTAACGGACCTCATGTTTTTTCTGGTCCATCATGTGGAGCATCTCCAGCAACAAATGAAAGAACGAAAACCCAGGGCAAAGACCAGATCAACCAAAAAATCAAAGGAATCCATAGAACGGACTCTTAAATAGTTCGGGATGAAAGTGCCCGGAGAAAAAACCGGCCCGGAAAAAGAAGAAGAAAATTAAAAGGTGAGGGAGGCTGTCATGGATGCAAAAGAACTCAGAGGTTTGCTTTTGGCGCATACCCAGCACAGCACAAATGTGTTCGATTCCACCAGATACTTGAATATGTGCCGACTCGGTGAGTGCCCGAGAAAGCTCGCCCATGAAATGCTCGCCGACCTCGAGCCAAACGACGACCTGAAGATCCGCCTCTGGAAAACCCAGCAAGCTGAAATCGAATTGCATATGCGTTTGGAGCAGATCCTGGGCAATAAATACACCGGTCCCGAACCAATCCAGGGCATAGACGGCAGCGTGTTAGGATACACCGATGGCGAGTGCGAAGGCATCCTGCTCAAATTCAAGAGCGTCCCGGATGATGAGGCCCTGCCCAACGGGCGAGCGCCCAACAACCACTACTGGATGACCCAGGCGCTGATGCACTTCGGGCGTTTCAAGAAATGTATCATTATCTACGAAAGCCGGGCCAGCGGCAGGCTCCGGACCTATGAATACAATTATTCCCCTGACATGGGAAAAGAGTGCGAGAAAAAGGCTAAGCGAATTCTTTCCGCCGTCAAGCAGCACAAACTGCCAAAATGCGCTTGCGGAAAGTGCAGGTAAACAGCATCATTATTCTAAACAGTGGAAGTGAGTGTGGGGTATGAAAACCTTTCTAATTCAAGTATTCCTCGGAGCCTTGCTTTTTGCATGGGGCTTCACAGCAGGATATCTTCTGTATCCGGCAAAGCACCCGGTCCAAGCTGCAACTCATGGAACGGTCGGGCCTCAAAGCATGATTGAACCTACGGCACCAGCTCAAATTGACACCCTGGTTATTATCAAATGGGTCCCCGGCAAAATCAGAGTTGATACGCTGAAAATTTACGATACAACGCCTAACCCGGATGCCTCGTTTGGATATGCCGCTGTCAAGGTAGCCAGTATGGATACAACGATTACCGGCTCCGGGCGGGCATCGGTGGACTACTTTTTCCCGCCGGTCAACAGATTCGACTTTCTATTCCAGCCGGCCCCGAAGCGGGACAGCCTGATTGTCCAGACCGTCTACGTGCCGAAAATAGTCTATAAACAGCACTGGTATCAGAAGGGCTGGCTATGGTTTGCAGCTGGGTCTGCGGCCACATTATATTTGGCAGACCATTATTTGAAATAAGTGATCTATCCAGGATATCAGAATAGGCTCCGTCCTGAAATTAAAACGGAGACAGTGCAATTTGCCGTAGTTTGGAGGATAAAATGGAAATACTAAGAAACGGTACCATAAAAAAAACCAGGAAGCCCCATGTATGTTGTGGGTGTGGAAAGGTGATAGAGACAGGCAGTACCTGTCTCTATCAAGTAAATACTTCTAGTGACTTTGGTACGGTATATCTGCACGAAGATGACGAGTGCATCGATGCAGCATATCGTGCGGCTGAATTAGACTACTAACCTGCCGCTGATAATTTGGAGGACAAATAAATGCCCAAGTTTGTCTATTACCAAAGGGCGGTCATCCGCAAACCGGGGATCATGAACCGGATGGAGGAAGCGTTCGCTGATAAGCTCGAACTACTTAAAAAAAGCGGCGGGATCTCCGAGTACCGGTTTGAAGCAATCACCCTGAAGCTGGCCCCCAGGACAACATATACGCCCGATTTTCTCGTGGTATCTGACCACATTATCCTCTACGAAGTGAAAGGATTCAGGCGCGACGATGCAATGGTTAAGCTGAAGGTAGCCGCGAAAATGTTCCCGTTCTTTGAATTTATCCTGGTCACCCAGGACCGGCAGGGCTGGAAACATACAAAGATCGAACCCAACTGAAAGGAACCAGGCTGTGGAAGAGTGGATGTGGCTGGTGAAGGACATGATACGGTGGTCGGTGGGCATTCTGTTCATCTGAAGTGGTTTGTGATCGGCGCATTTCTGGGATTGACGGGTGTGGTATTTGGGTTGATTTTGCCAAAACTGTAAATTCGCATGGATCGCGCTCCGTACAGGCAGGTTGATATGAACTATCAGAAGGAGGTAAGGTCATGAGAGGGAAAATAAACAAGAACGGATGCCTCGAGGTCGAGCGGGGTGGCGTTATGAAAAAGCAGTGGTGCCCGTTAAACAGCGGGGAGGGCGAATGCGGCGACTGGTGCCCGCTTTTCGGCGAACCTGAGGAGATTGAGAACAGCAAATATGGCAAGTTTGAGCTCGCCCTCTGCCATCAAACGCTCTATTTCGACGAGTTGATCGATCAGAGGGGCGAACCTAAATGAATCATGGGAGCTGCACGGCTTGTGGCAAATCCCACAAAGCCAAAGAGATGATCCATTTCAGCAGCTGCTCCGGCAAAATTATCACGGATGCTCTGCCTGAAGGGTTGCCTCATACAGTATCCAGAGGAGGCTCTATGAATAAAATCATCGCAACCTGTCTGTTGCATAAGATTCTTGCTGAACGCGGCCTGATGCAGAGCACCTTCGCACGGCAGCATGGCTTAAACAGTCCAAACTTATGCCGAATTATGGCTGGTCAAAGGCTGCCACGACTTCCGTTAGCAAAGCGGATCGCTAAATCTCTATGCCTCAAAGTGGCTGACATCTGGCCTGATTACGATGCAGTAATCGCTAAGCGGCGCAGCAAACAATATGAAGCTGTGCTCGCCTATCACAAGGCCAAACGCCAAGGAAGGGATAACCGCCCTGTGTTGGATAAAGCTCAAAAGGAACGACTAGGGCACGATCTGAAATTTGTGAAGACGGGAAAGCGGACCAGACCAAACGATCCGAACGCAGTCCCGCTGGCTGATGGTTCTATGGCGGACATTTTCAGGCTGCTGCCAGTGTTTGAACTGCCCAAGCAGTAATATAAGGAACCTCAAATGGCGACGAAGCGAAAGCAGATACTCAATCGGGCGGATAAGGCAGAGCTGGACCGGAGATATCAGTACATCATGACTTTGATAGAACAGGGCTGGAGCGAAGAAAACGACCTGATTTCCGAAATTCGCAAAAAGAAAAAGTGGACAGTGTGCGATCGGCAGATCAGGTCCTATATTCAGCATTGTTTCCTCTTGCTTCAAAAACGTGCGCAGCAGGATGTCGATCGGATATTCGGGACACTCTGGCTCAGGCATGAAGCAATCTTTCGGGCCGCCCAGAAAGAACATGTCTACACGGCCATGATGGACGCACTCAAGGAAATGGCCAAGCTATCCGGATGCTACCGGCCGAGCAAATTCGCCCTGACGGACCCCACAGGTAAAAAGGACTATGGAGAGAGGATCGCCAATATCTCATTCATCGAAAGCGCCCTCCGGGCTAGCCCAGAGATCCAGGAGCAGTTTATTGAGCTCCTTGCCAGGCTCGGTGAGCAACGAAATGTTGATCAGCCTGGCGAGGATTAATTATCTGGCCTATCTTCAAGTCGCTCATTATTTGAAGTACCGTCCTGCCCAGCATACCAAGTATATTGCGAAACTCTGCGAGAAGATAGAAGCCGGAGAGCTGAAGCGGGTGATGTTTTTCCTTCCACCAAGGCACTCCAAGAGCATGACTGTAACGGAGAGCTTCCCGAGCTGGTTCATAGGCAAAAATCCAGACCGGCGCGTGATCGAGGTCAGTTACGGGGAGTCCCTGGCCCGGCGGTTCGGCAGGGCCAACCGCCGGAAGGTGGAGGAATTTGGTGCCGCGCTCTTTGGGATTGAGGTCGCCGGCGACAATGCCAGCGTCACCAATTGGTCCATCGAGGGTCATGATGGTGGCATGATCAGTGTTGGTGTCGGGGGGCCGGCTACTGGCGCTGGCGCGGACTGCCTGATAGCCGGGACTATGATCGAGACAGAGATAGGCATGATCGATATTCAGGCTCTGTACAGAATGATCATAAAGCCAAGAGTACTGATGTTTTGCCATAAAACGCAAACGCTCCAGTGGGGGAGAATATTAGCATCACGGGAGATTATACGCAATGGACTCATTGAAATCGAAACAGCTCGTGGCTATAAACTCACAGCTACCAGGAAACATTGTATCTACGTCAAGGAACGCGGCTACAGGCCGGCGCATTTATTACAGCCAGGAAACCGGATTATCGCGCATAAGTTCACGTCGCAACAAGTCGAAGAGGATGTCGTGGTCAGGATTACAGAGCTTGGTGTCCCTGCGGTCCCAGTCTATGACATCCAGGTGGAAGGAGAGTGCAACTTTTTTGCAAATGAAATACTCGTCCATAACTGCCTAATAATCGACGATCCGGTAAAAAACCGGCAAGAGGCTGATAGCCTCACTTACCGGAATATGCTCTGGGATGAGTACCGGAATACGCTGCTAACGCGGCTTCAGCCCAATGCCTCCATCATCCTCATTTTGACTCGATGGCATGAAGACGATCTGGCCGGCCGGGTCCTCGAGAATGAAGGAGATCAATGGACAGTTGTTAAACTGCCAGCGGAGGCAGAAGAAAATGATCTACTGGGTAGAGCACCCGGAGAAATGCTCTGGCCGGAGTACGGCTTTAATCATAAGTGGGCTGAGAAAACAAAATTGACGGTCGGCAGCCAGGTCTGGAATGCACTCTATCAGCAGCGGCCATCCCCGGCGGAAGGCGCCCTGGTTAAACGAGGCTGGTGGAAGTACTACGTCGTGGTCCCCGGCCACTTTGACGATATTATCCTGAGCTGGGATATGACATTCAAGGATGAGGCCGCAGCTGCTTCAGGGAATCCCGACTATGTTGTCGGTCAGGTTTGGGGAAGGGTGGAGGCGGACAAGTATTTGCTGGACCAGGTGCGCGGGAAGATGGACTTTCCCGATACCGTGAAGGCCGTCCGGGCGTTGAAAGCAAAATGGAAAGAGAGTACGGCGATCCTGATTGAGGACAGCGCGAACGGCCCGGCGATCATCGCTTCGCTGAAGCATGAAATCCCAGGAATTATCCCCTGGCCAGCTCAGGGAAGCAAGACTGAACGTCTCGCAGCTGTTTCGTCACAGATTGAAGCCGGTAATATTTTTATTCCGGACCCGATTATTGCGGAGTGGATTTTTGACTATGTTGAGGAATTCTCTGTTTTCCCGAATGGGAACAACGACGACCAGGTGGACTCGACCACCCAGGCCCTGCGCTACTGGATGCGGCCGGACAAAGCCCCAGCTTCCGTAAGCACCTTTCGAGAAATTACAAACCAGTAAAAGAAGGAGCGCGTGATGCAAAATATTTTCTCGAATTTATTCAATGGGCTGCTCGGCCGGAACAAAACCCCTGGCCGGGAGAAGATCGGGGCCCTTGCGGAGAAGGGGCAGGATCAGGTCAGTCCGGACCGGACCACCGCGCCAAGAGAGTTCGACATCTTAACGCCCTCCATACGCCTTGCAAGCGCAGAGCACGGGGGGATCAAGGCCGGGTTTTACTGGGAGGCCATAGATGCCTGGCGGATGTACTCCGGAGACGACCGGGTACGCTCGACCATCGACTCCATCGCAGACGACGCTACCCAAAACAACCGGCGGGGAGTGCCGTTCAACATCGCGGTCAAAACCGCTGACGGAGATCAAAACGACCAGACTGAAGAGTTGCAGAAGATGCTGGACGCTTACTTCAAAGGGCTGCGAATTTATCAGCGAATTTCGGACATGATTAAGTTCGCCCTGCTGGAAGGGAGCAGGTTTTACCGGATCGTCGTGGACTTTTCTCAGAACAAGGTCGTCGAATTTCGCCACATCAAAGGCCCACGGGACGGCTTTATCCTGGTGGAGTTGACCGAGGGCAAATTCAAGGGCTACTACGTCCAGTTCGAGTACGCTTCGCAGCAGCCGGTCGCCGTATTCTTGCCCTGGGAAGTGGTCCGCTTTGACTGGAACCGTCCTGATGAAGCAGCCTTTGGCATGGGGCTTTTCTCCAGCGCCCGAGGCAACTGGAAACAGCTGAGTAAAGCTGAGCAGGATGTTTATATTGCCCGGCACACGCGAGCTTACGCCAGGGTCAGCAGGGAATTCCCCGACGCCAGCATCGAGGATCTGCTCAGGATGCGTAGCCAGGACGAAGAGGACCGGAAAAAGCACGGCCCGATGGAAGTGGAAACCGACATCTACACGACCGGCCGGGCCAACGTCCTGGACACTTCCAACGCCTCCATTTTCAACATCGCCGACATCGAGTACGGCCAACAGCGGCTGTTCGCCAGCGGCCGGCGTCCGGTTTCCCTGCTGGGCGGGTACGGCAAAGATGCAGTAAACCGTGCTGTCCTGGACCGCCAGGAGCACCGCTATATCAGTGGTTTTCTGTCCTCGGTCTGCGAAATGTGCGACGCGGCTATGCTCAAGGTGGCGAACATGATGCTGTTGCTGGAGAACATCTTGCCACAGGACTACCCGGTCGCTTTCGAGTGGACGCGCAAATCGGTCGAGGACAAACAGATCCTGGGCGCAATCGCCAAAGACGGCATTGACCGCAGAGCCCTGCCTTTGTCGGTCTACGCCGATATTTTTGACATGGACCCGAAAGAAGTCAATGCGGAAATCGAAGCAGACCAGCAGCGTATTGCGGAGTGGGATGAGAAGTACAACGCGAATCCATTCCAGGACCCTGGCTTCGTTCCGCCGAAGGAGTAATCGATGGAAACTACCGAGTTCCAGCAGATGATTCTGAAAGCCCGGCAAAACCATCTCCAGGTGACCAGGGAAACGCTGGCCAGGTTGCAGGAAGCATTCGAGAAGGCCTTCATAGACGTTGAGCGCATTCTAAGGGGGATCGACGGCAACCCCGGTATGACAGCGCAGCGGGCTTTTTGGAGGGCCAAAAGGGACCAGCTCAAATACATCGCCGAAGGCCTTAGCAATGGTTTCGCGGACGCGCTTAAACAAGGTATGAATTTGGTCGCCCTCACTGCGAGCGAAGTATCCGAAATGGCAGAAACCATGCTCTTGACCAGCAACGGCTTCGATGCAACTCTGGTAAGTCCTGCATTCCGGACCTTGCCACTTTCGGCAGTGGACCATGTTTGGAGGCGGATTGGCACGGACGGCTTGACCTTGAGCGACAGGATCTGGAACCTGGAGAAGCACATCTGGAGACGGACCGACGCCATTGTCATGTCCGGAATCGCCAGAGGCCAGAGCGCTGTGGATATGGCCAAGGAGCTGCAGCGGGATATCCTGGGCATTACTTCACCCGGGCAGATCCCTGAAAATCTGCGCTGGACCGAACGGATATCAAAATCCGTCCGGGGGCGCGGGTCCATCCACTACAACGCCCTCAGGCTGGCGCGGACGGAGATTGGCAATGCGTACCACGAAGCGGACGTCAAGGCCGCTCAGCTATCAACAGTCGTCCTGGGGCTGAAATGGAATCTCTCGCCAGCCCACGGGATTTATGACGTTTGCGATCCGCTGTCAAACCAGGATGTTTATGGCCTGGGACCTGGAGTATATCCCCCAGAGAACGCCCCGCTCTATCCGCATCCGAATTGCTTTTGCTATGTGACCAGAGAGCTACGCCCTAAAAAGGAATGGGGAACCCCCAGGAAAACCTATAAAGCGGCAAAGGAGTTCAAGTTTGACCACCCGGAAAAAACATCATACCTTGATGCGACGCGCAAGGTAGAAGTGACAAGGGATGTCACGCAGAAATATCAGGAATCCGTTGAAGGCCAATTCCATGCAATGATTCACGCCACAGTCGGCGGGAAACGATATCGGAAAGCAGGCTGAGGAGGTGGCTATGGGCAAGATCATAACTAAAATATTCATCATTCGAGAAAACGGGACCGGCACGAACATCAAGAAGTTTGAATTGCCGGCTGACGACCCGGAAGGATTTTACGGAATAGTCGAGCTCAAGCTCCGGGCTGGAACTGTCAACGGTGTCCAGATCCCCAGGCAATCACTTCACATCGAAACCATCGGCAGAGAGGAGTGGGAAAAACTGGTTGGGCCGATTGACTGAGTGGCGATATTTTCCCTTGACAATGGCGTGAGATTTAGTTTTATTTAATCAGGATATTTAACCGGGTAGGCCGGGGAACGGTAGCCCGTGTTTCGCTTACTATCTCCACAAGAGAGGGAAGGTGAGGCACGGGCTTTTCTTTTTGTACCAACGGCGTGCTACCTCCACACGCCTACACTGAGGCAGGGCGGGACTTGCCCAGCCCGCCCTGTCTCGATACTCAGGAGAAAAAAATCATGCCCTATACGAGTTTATCGGATGCCCCCGCCAGCTGGAAGAAGCTGGACGACGTGGCGCTGACTCTATCTCAGGTCAACTGGATTGCAAAGATTTACGACGCCCTGGTCGCAAAAGGCCTGGAGAAAGGCGTCGCGGCTGGTACGGCGGTCAACAAATTCAAGAAAGCCCACAAGGTTGCAGACGGTGCCTGGATCGCGGTCAAGAAGGAAGAAGCCAACGCCGCTACGGATGAACCCGAATTTGACTTCGAGGAAATTGCCGGCGGCATGGAAGAATTCCGCAACCGGATCAGAACGGCCCTTCGCATCAAATTCGGCGAGGATGTTTACCTGAAGGATATCGTGGGCGCTTCCGCCGTCTATGAGAAGCAAACAGATGCTGGCTTCAAAAACTATCGAGCAGATTTCGCCCTTATCGACGGGGAAGTCGTTTTAGGTGTGCCCCTGGAAGTCGAGATCAAGGAAGTGGTCAAGCCGGTCCAGCCGGCAGCTGAGGAGAAACCCCAGGAAACACCCAAACCCCCAGCTGATATCCTGTTTGAGGAGCTGGTCACTCGAACCGCTGAGTCCGAGGCCGGCTTCGCGTTCAACCTCGCCGGGCATATCCTGCTTGAGGAGAAGGACCCCACCAAAACAGACTCCATCAAAGCCCGGGTGCCGATGATTAAATTCGGCGCTCTCACCGAAAACAAAAACCGCTACCTCGTAGAGTGCTGGGACGCGCTCGCCCAGGAGATCAGCGTTTTAAACGAGTCCACAACGAAGCGCCGGGTCCTGGACATGTACCCGACGCACAAGCCCGCGCTGGACCCCAAAGATCCGGATTATTTCATGTTGCGGGCTGCAAAAATCACCGGCGCTTCCAAAGATGGCGACGTCGGTTTTATTCACTTCGAAACTCTCAGGACCGAGGCCGGCCGCACGATGGCCGTCCAGATCCAGGAAGGCATGGTTGACGGCGTTTCCCTGCGAGCTTATCCTCGCCCTGGCTTTTTCCAGCATAACCAGGAGGGTGGTGTTGACGTCCGCCAGCTGTTGTTCATGGGTTCCGACTTCACCGATGTCGGCGCTATGCCCATCGACGAAGCTCAAAAAGGTTTCCAACTAGAGGAGAAAGAGATCATGAATCTCGAAGAACTGAAAGAGAAGGACCCGGCCGCTTATGCCAAAATCATGGCGGAAGCCGCGCAGACCGAAGCAGCGAAGGCCAAGCCGCTGACCGAGGAAAACGAGCGGCTGAAAAAGCAGCTGGCTGAGGAATCCGCCAAGCGGCGCAAGACATCCCTCCTGGAGCACATCCGTGGCGTGGTTGCCAAGGTCAAGGACTTTGGCGAAACCGTCAAAGCCAATGTGCTGGAGGAAGTCGCCGCTGTTGCAGACCGGATCATGGCCGAGCAGGAGAACGACGATGTGGCCAAGCTAAAGCTGGAGGAGGTTGTCACCAACGCCTTTAACCGGCGCAAGGCTGAAATCGCCGAAGCCCTCAAATCGACCATGCAGACCCAGCAGAAAATCATCACCGATCCGAATGTCATCAGCACCCTCACCACGGAAGCGCGTCAGGTCGGCCTGACCAGGGAGATCACCGGCGGGTCCACCCGCATCAGGGACCTGATCCTGGCCAAGGTGTTCGGCCGCCCGGTATATGATGGCGGCCGCTTTTTGCTCGAATCTTGGCAGGACAGACTCAATCCCCTGATCCAGAAGCAGCTCTATTATATGGATTTTGTCGGCAAGGTCCAGAACGACCTGTTCGCGGTCGGCGGAATGCTCCACAATATGCTGCTTTCCGAGGAGATCAACAAGGCGATTGCCCCGCTGCTGACAGAGGCCAACGAAGGGACCACCTCCGGCGTGATCAGCACCAATCTGCCACATGAAGTCGCGGCTGCAATCATCTACGCCGCCTGGCCAGAAACCATCGCCATGCAGATCTGCCAGACCGGGAATATGATCTCCAGCACCAAGGACATCTTCGAGGTCGGCTATCCCACCGATGACAGCGTTTTCAAGCGCGGCCAGCATGAATTTGGCTGGGTCGATGAAGCCAGCCCCACCTCCCTGACCACCACAACCGCCAGCCCCACCACCTATGGCGATTTCGTCGATGAGGGCGCTCTGGCTGCGGCCAGCAACCAGTATGCCGATCACCTCTTCGCCCGGCTGATTGAAGTCCCCGCCGGGACCAACATGGTCGTCACCATCACCGGCACGGATGAAAACGGCGCGGCTGCAACCTGGACGGTGACCTTCCTCACCACGGATGCGGCCGGAACGATCAAACGCTGCACCCCGACCAATGTCGGACAAAAGTGCACGGATGTCACCGCTGTGTCGGTGGCTGATTCCGGCACCCTGACCGCTGGCCAGTGCGGTTTCTTCGTCGAGAAGCCGGTCACCGGGGCCACTGCAGGATCTGCCGAGGACAAGAGCTATCTGGGCATCAGCAAGACGACCGCCACGGCGGACGACTATGACCTGGGCGCCCGGCTCGACATTTCCCTCATCGAGGACATGCAGATGGCCATGAAAGACGGCGGCGGCGGGCTCGATTATCTGTCACTGATCGTCTCGGCGATCAAGAAAGCGATCATCGACCAGATCGACCGCAAGGTGCTTTATGAAGTGGTCGATGACGCGACCGGCGGCAGCCAGACCTTCGCACAGTCCACTCCCGACGGCGGCTATACCCAGGCCGAATGGAACAAGCGGTTCCTCTATTACTGCGACCTGGTGGTCGATGAGACCAGCCTCGCCGGGAATATGGAGCCGAACTGGATGGTGTGGAGCCGCGCCGACCGCAGCCGGTACATGGACTGGCTGTCGGAAGGCTGGACCAAATACAACGTTGCCCGGAACGAGATGCACCTTAACAGCCGCTCGGTCGGCAATGTCTCGGGCTGCGAAGTGTTTGTCTCGCCCAACGCCCGTCGCTCCAGAGTGGCCGTCGGCACGAACCAGGCCGGCGTTCACTACTACGTCTACGTGCCATTCGTGCTGCTCGGGCCGCAGTGGGTGCCTGACACCAAGACCAAAGCGGTGATGATTCACCATCGCGCCGCTTTCAAGGTCACCCAGCCCAAGACCCTCGGCAAGCTCGTCATCAGCTAATCAAACCCCTGTGAGGCGGGGCAGTCTTTCCATCCCCCGCCTCATGGGGCAATATAAAGGGCAACGCTATGTTTTCGATCAAAAACAGGGACAGCATTCCCCACGACCTCATGATAACCAGGCCGCAAGACGGTACGCTCCAAATTCACCTGGAGCCCGGCCAGCTGAGCGGTCCATATCCTGAATCATGGCGGGAGTATTTCCTGAAAACCGAAGTCCCCTGGGCGGTTATTTATCCCCAGCCCGAAGATCCCCCGGCAAAGCCGGTTGTCATCCAGTCCATTGGAGCAATCGAAACCGAACCACCTGCTGCAAAGGCCAAACCGAAGCAGCACAAAAAAAGGAGCAAATGACCCATGGGAAAGCTCTTACGAGTGCCTGTCAGAAAGTCCATCCTGGCCACGGCTACGGCTCTCGGGTCCAGTTATGGAAAGATCGGCAGTGCAATCAACATCGAAGGCATGGTTGACCTTACCCTTCACGTCGTCGAATCGGGCAGTTCGGAAGGTGCGTTAGTCCGTGCCTACCTCACCACCAGCGGCGATGCCCCCACAAGCAGCTCAGGATGTTCCCAGTTGGTCGGCGCGAATGGCGCGGAAGTCGAATTCACTGTCGCTGCCAGCGAAGCAAGATGTTTCTCTCTCGCCGGCGTCTCGGGGAAATATCTGCTGCTGTATGCCAAGGGAGCTTCGAGCACAACGGCTGAGATCACCTGTTTTGTCACCGGCAACCTGCCGACCGTCAACGGCCAGGTCGTCCGGCCGCTTGCCTCGACCGTTCTTTCTGCCACGGCTCTTTCCAGCACCAGCTATGCCGACAAGGGAAACACAATCAACATCGAAGGGATGAGCGACTTGACCCTGCACCTGACTGAATCGGGGACAACCGATGGGGCAAAGGTCAAGGTGTTCATCGCAGATAGCGGCTCTGCGCCGTCGGCGACCACCGATCTGAAGGAAGCCTCGGCTGCGGCCGGCACAGCCCTTGAATTCACCGTCCTGAAGGGCGAGAAGGCCAGTCACCCGCTTGCCGGCATCACGGGAAAATACCTGATGATTCAGGCTGGCGACACAGCCGTCGGAACTGGCCACGCGACCCTTGCCGTGAACATCAGCGGCAACGTCACAAACTTGTGAGGCGACCATGAAAAGAGCAACCTTCATCCTCATGGCCCTCATGTGCCTGTTGCCTATGGCGACATCCCAGGCCCAGACGGCAATCCTCGGCTATTCGGATATCGGGACCGTTCGCCTCGTCAACTTGACCGGGGCTGTTCTTGATTCGGCAGTCCGGACCGGTGCGTCGAATGATTTCGCCTACGAGGTCACCGTCGTTTCCAAGTCCGGGACCTGGGCGACGGTGAAATTTACAGACGTAGCCAAGCAGCGGTACTTCACCCGCTCCGTCAGCGAGGGGACGAGCCGGACCGATATTATCGACAATTTCCGGCTCGTATTCAATGCCACGTTGACGGCCGGCGACAAGTGCCGGGTGAATTACTCCCATCTGCTGACGGCCAAGGCCGACTCGACTGGGGCGCTGCGTGAGGCCCTTTGGGATGTAGCCAGAAGCGATTCGCTGCAAAACCTGAAAGCAACGGCAAGGTCCATTCTGCTGAACAACGATTTCCCGCACGGGCTGACGGTCGTCGCGAATGTCAATCTGCAATTTCGCACCAACCGCATCACAAACTGGGTTTTCCTGTTCGCCGGCGGCAGCATCTACATCCCGATCCGTCACACCGCAGCCGATACGTTCTACGCAAAGACGGCCACAATACCGGATGTCTGCATTATTCGAGGAAAATGATGAGAACTGGATTCACATTTATCATTCTGCTCTTGGCTGCTGTCGTTTTCGCCCAGGTCAAACTTGAGGGCCCGCCGAGGATCTCAGAAGCGGATCTGGCTGCTCATTGGCGGTTTGACGAAGGCGCTGGAACGGCGGTCAAAGACTTTTCCAACAACGGCAATACAGGAGCCTTTGACGGAACCTGGAACAGGGGCCGGTATGGGAACGCGGGTATATTTACAGCGGCTTCCGAACAGGAGGTCTCCATCTCCACCAGCGCGTCCCTGAACATGGGAACCAGCGACTTTTCCGTTGCTGTCTGGGCGAGAATCAATGCCGCAACCGCCTCGATACTGGTGAGTAAATACGGAACGGTAGGCTATTTCCTGGGTGTTGATGCAGCCGGCAAATTCTACGGCAAGGTCCGGGACGCTTCGACCAATGTTTCGGTGCTGGGTAGCGTAATCTCGGATGGAAAGTGGCACCTGCTTGTAATGACGGTTGACAGAAGCGACGCCTCGACCGGCTTAAAGCTCTACCTCGATGGGGAATACAACACCCAGGGACAGCAGGGCGGGGCCAGCATAGACAACACCGAGACCTTTTATATCGGCCGGCTTCCGGGCGGCTACTACCTGACCGGAGAAATTGACGACGTGCGCATCTGG